GTCACGCCTGTGATTGTGTGGCGCACGGCGACGCTGGGGGCAGGGCGTCCAAAGTTGGCGGCAGTCGTGGCTCGCGCCAAACCCGCGACCGGGTTTCCCGGGAGGTCCATGTCCTCGGGAGAATGGTCAGGGAAGTAGGCGCGGAACGTGTCAGCGAAAGCCGCCTCGTCGTCAGCCTCCACCATATCGGCCCAGCTAAGCCCCACTGGTTCCTCAATCTCGACGGCCGGACGGGCGATACGAGAGGGGAGCAGCGGGACCTTAAGGCGCCGACTAGGATTGACATGAGAGTTGGGAGGCACGGAGTGCGCGCGAGCAAACCCCTGAATGCTCAGAGAAATCCGCGCAACCATCTCCTTTAGCTCCCCCGCAGTCATCCTAGCCTCGACGGGCTTGTCCTCCGCGAAGTCGTACATCGCCGCTTCGTCATCGATCACGACGCCGTCATCGACGTCCGCAATGACGGTCGCCACGATGCTAACGGCCTCGGAAAGAGATGAGCCGACGTACCTGTTCATCGCCCAGGGGGCGAGAGCCTCAAGCCGGCAGGCGGTCGTCCGAGCCCGCTTGAGCTCGGAGATCGTCCTACTCGTCTCCCAGCGCACAGGTCCGTATTGCATCTCCTCGACGATGCGCTCGGGCACGATGATCCCGACGATGGCCTTACTGACGTGAGACATCCAATAGTCGCCATCAGCGCTTGGCGCCTCAATGAACAGACTCTGCTTTTCGATCCCCTCGTCGAGGTCGTCGCGGAGGAGATCGTTCGTCTCGCGTATGGGTGGGTAGTACTGGGCGTCGGTGCGAATGGTGGCACCAAGGAGGCGATGCCCGATGAAGTCGAGGCACATGAGATCTTGAATCATCATGTTCCTCAGAAGATAGTTGTCCTCCATGACGTCGTCGGGCACCTGAGTGAGTACCGGGTTCTCAAATTTCATCGAGAGCCCGAGGCTGTCCCCCACAGCCTTGAATTCCGTCTCAAGGGTTCGCGGGTCCACCGAGAGCGCACGATCAGCGCCCTTTCCCACGAACCGGTTGGCCAGCTTGGCGCTGAAGCGAATGGCAAACACCTGGGCCACGAGGTCGTTAATCTCGGAGACCTTGGGCATGCCCGATGTCATCGCTCCCTTCATCCAAACTGTGGCCCCTCCGGCCAAAACTACCAACCTCTCCTTCATCATGTTCCTCCACAGATTGCCGGCAACGGGCTCGATTGCGGCCAGTTCATCCGCCATCATATCAATGAAGGTATGATTGACGGCGGCGGTCTGCGTGAGGTCGAAGTTGGAGCCGTCCCCGTTGACGACGAACAGACTGAGAATCCCATTCAGCCTCACCTTGAGCACGAAGATCATGTCGTCCCCGTGCGTCAGGTACGAGAACCCACTTTCGTATAGTTGGGAGTCGAGTGAGGCTACGATCAGCTCTGCTCCTTCACCCGTCGGGGCTATACCCTGGGAGGACCGGATCTCTCCAATCTTCTCCATGGTTTTCGCCCAGTAGGGGAGGGGGACGTCGTAACGAGAGGGCTCAAGCACATGGCGGCCCTGCGTCAGGGTCGCTTTCATGAGCGAGAGGGGGGCAGTGACCGACCCGAATAACATCCTCGGGCCGGCTGGCATCATGCCGTAGAGGCGGAGCATGTCCGCGTCTATCTTTTCGCGCTTATAGGCGTCGGTCTTTGCCTTTGCGGTCATGGCTACGATGCCGGGCGAGATTACGCACAATCGCCGATACCCATTCTTTGGGTCTGTGCGCAGCTTCTCGTCCCTTAGGAGCAGACCCGCGATCCGTATGGCCTTGTCGACGGCCACGGGGTCTGATCCCTTTCCACACACTGGGAGACCCAAGCCGGCTTTGGAGGAGACCTTAACCACGGCAAGGTCCTCCTCGGCCTCGTCTGTGCGAAGCGGCCATGGAGACAGGAGAACGTCGGGCGCCTGGACGTCCGTCTTCCATCCTGAACGCTTCCAGGCAAGCATCGCCTCATTCTTCGAGACGGAGGTGATCTTCTGCAAGCCGTGATTCGTCGCCTTCATCACCCTGCCTAGCGTAGCCTGGGTTCCGGAGGCGACAAAGAACGTCTCCTTCGCAGCGGCGAAGATGTCTGCGCGAGGGGGAAGGCGATAATCGAGGACCCCGAAGGAGGAGGAAGGACGATTTTCGTAGAACTCCGCCAATGTGACGGTGATCTTCGATCCCCCATCGTCCATCTCAACCTCCGTTCCGGGGAACATCTCGATCACCCTGGCTTGGGCAGCCGCACCGCAAATTGAGGTGCGCCCATATGCCACATTGCCTCCCCCTGCCAAGAACATGGGTCGCGTCAGAACATTCTCGTTGACGATGAAGCTCTTGTACGCGTCCACACCAATCGACTTGGCTGGGCGGACAACGTCATTCTGCGCCAGCTTGGAGTGTATGGTCTCCAGAGTCCACCGCTCTTTTCGAGCTTGCTGAGCCAGCTTGTACTCGCCCACACCTGCGTATGCACGAGCGTTGACTAGCGGAGCCGTCCCCAGTTTTTGGGCAACTTGGCTGTTGAGCGAGGGAAGCTTAGTAGGCGTAGGTCCAATTGGGTTCGACATGCTGATATGAATGGGGGTCTCTGGAGTAATATAATTTACTTTCGGCGGCAGGTCCTCCCGAGGGAGGAACCCGATTGGCGTGGACGTCCTAACCCGAGGTTGAGGGACCAGAAGAGGCCTCAACGGTTGGGGACTACGGACGAATCGCCGGGTGCGGGTTGTACAATCGATGTGTACGGATTCAC